TAAAGCGGTAGCCAGTGGCACACTGCCAAGCGGTAAGCCAGTGGTGGTTAATGCTGATGGGACTGTCTCTACAATTTCAGGGGGTAACCTCACCTCAGAAAACTACATTGGTATGTCCAAAGGTGGGGCTGTAGCTGACACCAAGGGTGCAACTATAGATATTATTGGTGCAGTAAATGATGAGCAATCTGGTCTTACAGCAGGACAGCAATATTTCGTACAAACAGATGGAACGATAGGCACAACGGCTGCAACGCCAAGTGTATTGGCAGGGACTGCTATCTCTGCAACCGAACTCATTGTTAAGGAGTAAGTCATGTATGAAGTTACTATTAATTTCCACCGTGCTGCTTGCAGCTTGTCAATAAGAGGTAAATAATGAGTTTTAGACTAAGTCAGAGATCAATGGACAGATTAGAGGGTGTACACCCTGCTATGACTGGGGTTGTAGAAAGAGCTATTCAGATTACGGATGTAGACTTTGGAGTTACTCAAGGTATCCGTACCTTAGATGAACAAAAGGCTAACGTAGCTGCAGGAAGATCTCAGACAATGAAATCTAAACACTTGCTACAAGAAGATGGGTTTAGTCACGCAGTAGATGTAGTAGCTTATGTTGGACCCGATGTATCATGGGAGTTAAATCTATATGACAACATCTGTGATGCATTTAAGCAAGCTGCATATGAGGTAGGTTGTAGTATAAAGTGGGGCGCTGCTTGGTCTGAGGGTGACATTAGATCTTACCCTGGTTCTGCAGAAGCTGCTATGATGGCATACGTAGACCTACGTAGATCACAAGGGCGTAGACCTTTCATTGACGCACCTCATTTTGAGCTAATGTAGTGGAGATGCTTGAACTTATAATGCAATGGTTAGTCGCTCCCTTGGCAGGAATTGTCTGGTTCTTGTTTATGAAGTCAAGTAAGAACGAAAGAGACATTGCAGTACTCCAAGCACAGTATGAAGCTAATAGGTTAGCCTACGACAGAGAGATGAAAGAACTAAAAGAAACTGTCAAGGCAATCTTCAACAAACTGGACAGCATAGAGCAAGCATTAAGAGATAGATAATGGACCCAGTAAGTTGCGTAATGATGGCCACCGGTGCTTTCAAGGGTTTGAAGGCAGCTATTGGTGCAGGTAAAGATTTCCAGGATATGACAAGTCAGCTTGCTAACTGGGGTAAAGCTTTTTCTGACTTTACTAACTTAGAAGAGCGTGAAAAGAATCCACCGTTTTGGAAGAAGACGTTCAAAGGTTCTGACGAAGAGACTGCCATAGAAATCTTTGCGCATAAAAAGAAGATGGAGTCTATGAGGGCAGAGATAAAAGATCATATCTCATTTACATACGGACCTAGCGCATGGAAGGAAGTCTTACAGATAGAGGCACAGATGCGTAGGAAAAGAAAGCAAGAGTTATACAGAAAACAAGAACAGATGGATGCCGCTATTAACTTTGCTATTGGTGCTTTTATTTTTGCTATTAGCGGTGGCATCTTGTTTTGTTTATTTTATTTTCTTGGTAAAGCTCAAGGTAGGTGGTAATGTGGTTCTTAGTGTGGATGCAATTTACGATAGGAACTCGTGAGTTCGAGTACTATCAAGTAGGTACATACGGATCAGAAGAAGCTTGCAAAGAAGAAATGGTAAAAGCAAGGGTGATGATAACGAATAGTAAGTCAGCGGTACATTGCTTTGAGGTTGACAGAAATAAACAATAAGTTTGTAGTATATGATAAAGACGGTAAGGTTATAATAATTACCCGAAACAAAAAGATTGCAATAGTTTATGCGAGGGATAATGGCACACACAGTAATTGATGATTGGAAAATTATACCAAGGCTAATGATGTTGGCTGTAACCATACTAACATACCAAGCAGTACACTGGTTTATGGGTTTACCAGATCCATCTGTTGCACAAAGCGGTCTTGTGTCAGTCTGTATGGGTGCTCTAACAGGGTGCTTTGGTATCTGGATGGGTAAAGAATCTAAAACAACAGTAACACCAACGAGGGTTGTGCATGAGGAATCTTATAGCAAGTCTTCTGGTAAGTAGCCTCTTAGTTGGTTGTGCGGCAATACCCTCATTCCTTAATCCCCTCTCAAGCAAGGGAGGTCCAACTGTAAATGCGAATGTCCTCGCAGGTAAGGAAAATACACAACAAGTTGTCGCCCAACAGAATCAACAAGATGCAGGTAGGGATATCGTTACAACAGAAATACGCAAAGAGGTCGAGGCAAAGTCAGTCGAGCAAATTAAAATCCTCAACACTAACATACCCCCTTGGGTTTTACTCTTGCTTCTGTTGGGATGGCTCTTGCCCACACCACAAGCCATAGGAATGGGAACTTATAAGTTGATGTCGAGCTTCACAAAAAGAAAATAAGCTAGTATACTAATAATACTTCCTATGTAAAACTAAAGGGGTCTCTTTCGAGACCCCCTTTTTTATGCTTAATCTTAAGCGTAGGTTTCTTTTTATTTGGCATGACCCTAGGCTTGTACTTAGGTTGTCGTAAGTCTTTAGCCATAGGGTTAGACTTTATATTCTGTCTCCCCATTGTATACACCTATAATCCTTTACATATAGACCTGAGTACTCAAACATTTCTATACCTGCTGCCAGTAGAAAGTTACACTTCTCATAAGAGTCTACTACTGTCCTGTTAACTTCAGCGCGGCAGTCCTCAAACTCAAGAGAACTACAGAGTAAGAGAACTGCTGTCCACATTATGTTAATCCTTCTGCTACTTTTTCTTCGTGCTCTATGAGCCTATGAAGATACCAGTCGGCTTTCCTAAGATCTTCTATACCGTTTTTATATCGCCACCTGTGAAGGTATTTAGCTATATTCCCACGTAGGTATCCTATAATTTCTTCGTCACTCAGGAAGTCGAGTATGTACTCTATGCACTCTATGTTACCCTGCCCATAGTGAGCAGGGTTGTTTACGTTATCACGCTCAATAGAACGCTTGCGTTCTTCAACAGTCATCGGGCTGATCAAAAGTTTATCTCCCCATCTTCAGCATACACCTCGTAGCCAAACGAAGTAAAGACAGTAGTATAAGGATTCTCAAGCTCCTCTTGATTAGACAATTTAGGATCTTTCAGAATTCCTATATCCTCTAGATGTTTTTCTAAGTGTAGTGGTAGTTGGTTTTCCATTATTCACAGCTCCTTAAGCCAGTTTCAGCGTCGTAGTAGCAAGCGCCACCTTCGACTGATTGAGGTTTTACATCTTCATCTATAAACAAGTCAAGCTGTTTCTCGTCTTCTTCTGCAATATCTTCTGATGCAGCAGCATTTAGTATGCCATACCGCTTACCAGAAGCTCTAAAGGTAGTACAACCAGAAGCACCGCCATCGTAGGCTCTCATGTATACATCTCTAAAATCTTCCCAAGTAACTTCGTCTCCTACGTTACAAGTTTTTGAGCAAGCACTGTCCACGAACTGACTAGCTAAGTTAAGTACTTTTACATGGTCAAACACAGATAACTCGTCAGCAGTTTTACCCTTAACTCCAAACACATTATAGCCGTAATCTTCCACACGTTCTACTTTAGGTCCATCAAAAGTCTGTATGGTTCTGTCATAGAATAGACTAAACACTGGCTCTATGCCCGAACTTACATTATCTGCAGACAAGCTGATAGTGCCTGTAGGAGCTATAGATAGTAGGTGAGAGTTTCTAATACCGTGTTTACGTATGCCATGTCTTATGTCGTCTGGTAAGGTTAAACTAAACTCACTGATAAGATAGTTAGTTGAGTCAAATAAAGGAAATGAACCCTTCTCCCTAGATAGGTCAATAGAAGTTCTATATGCAGTATCCCTTAAGGTTACCATGATAGTCTCTAGAGTCTTTAGGAAACCAGAAGAACCATAGGTATATCCTAGTGCTTCTATGGCGTTAGCCACACCAGTCAAACCTAGTCCCATTCTTCTCTTGTTCTTAGCTTCTTCTTCCTGAGCTACAAGAGGGTAAGTAGCTCTGTCGACTACGTTATCCATAGCACGTACTACAATAGGTATGTCTAGTTTAAACATGTCAAAGTCGAAAGTCCAAAAGCCATCTTCATCTTTAGACACATACTTAGTCAAGTTAAACGAACCTAGTAGACAAGCACCATTAGGCGGTAGTGGTTGCTCACCACATGGGTTAGTGGCTCGTATTGTTTCTATATACCAAAGGTTGTTTTTCCTGTTGATCTTATCTATGAAGAGTATTCCAGGTTCTGCCCAGTCCCATGTGCTTCTAAGTATATCATCCCACAAAGCCTTAGCTTTCACTGTCTTATATACCCTACCATCAAACTCTAAGTCAAAGTCTTCGTCTTTCTTTACTGCAAACATGAACTTATCAGTTACACCTACAGAAATGTTAAACTGGGTTAGGTCAGTGCTATTATTCTTTGCTCTGATGAACTCCTCAATGTCAGGGTGATCTACACGTAACACTCCCATTTGTGCTCCTCTGCGATGACCTGCAGAGCTAATGGTTTTACACACGGCATCAAAGATCCCCATAAAAGAAAGAGGTCCACTGGAACGACTGTCAAGAGACTTTATAAGAGCACCCCTTGGTC